AAGAGAACACTGGCAGGTCCACCAGAATCCCAATGAAGTCGGGGTTTGATGCGTGACACGCTTCGCTGCTGGACCCTGGGCCTGCGGTGCCCATATCGTGGGCCCCACCAGTGATGACGTGAGCCCAGGTATCCGTCTTCACAGCAGCGTGGAAGGCGATATTGGCCGCAGTCCCAGACTTCTGGAACTGGCTCAAGAACTGCTCCCGGACCTGGAACGTGACCCGGTCGTAGAGCCTTTTCTCTAGGTCAGCCAGATTCTTCAGGAGCGCCACATTGAACCCGCCCTGCTGGATGGTCCCGATGAAGTCAGGGTCGGCCAGAGGGGGCACGTTGGGAGCGCCCAGGAGAGGCCCGGTCATGGTATCGCCAGACTTCTGGACCGCCCCGCCGAACTGGTTGTTGATATTCCCGAAGGTTACCCAGTTTATATTACTGGCGTCCCGCCTCCAGATTAGACCAGACGTGGGCTGAACCCAAGACTGGCCCGCGACCACCCCAACCGTAGGGGCGACATCCCCAACCCATTCATTCCCGAATAGAACCGTGGCCATGGGGTCTCCCTACGCGAGCATGTAAGAGAAGTTGACTGAGGCGTCCGTGTCAGCGGGGGTTATGGTCGCTACGTAAAGATTGGAGGTGCTGATCGCGCCGACCCCGTACCCCTTGCCATCGGAATTGCTGCTGGTCGTGCATGTCCCGAATCCATTGGCCGCGCTATCCCCAAGCCCAGGTGGGGTAGATACCGTGGTGGTCCCAGCCGTTGCCGTGAACCCGGCACCCTGCAACCGGACATTCCCGAATAGCATGGGGCCCACCCGCCAGTAACGAGCGGTTACCGTGGTCGGGGCAGTCCCCCCCCAGGAAGTTGCATCGCTCAGAGTGGGGGTCCAGGTGAAAGGTCCGGACACCAGAGCGAACGATTCCGTGTCCTTCAACTGTGCGCCAATGTTGTAGGTCCCAATTCGGGTTGTTTGCCCTGCCGCAGAGTTGTCCGTGACCCCACCTAGCCAACCGAAGCCAAGCAAGATCGTGTTTTTCGCAGCGGCGGAAATGGTTAGGTTCTTGATGAGCCCGCCGTCAATCATGGTGGAATTGCCACCAGAAACACAGCACGCACCGTCGTTCAGCGTGTTCACAAGCCTTGTCCTGAGACCGGCGACATTGAAGTCAGTTCCTACCGCCGTCATAGCCTCGCTACCGATGGTACCCGGGGTCGTGGTCAACGCGTAGGTGCTACCAATGGCCCCTAACGTCCCTGAGAGCAGGGTATCAACCGTGGTCCCCTGCGTGATCCCAGCGCCGGACAGGAGCATCCCCAAGAAGAACGAATTGGCGGGGCTGGGGGTGGAAGTGAGTGTCAGGGTGCTACCCGAGGTCGAGGCGGAGAAGGAGGAAGTGAGCGCGGCGTTGATCTCCATGTCCAAGCCGTCGATGGTGTTTTCCTGGCTGTTGGGGCCAACGTAGATGCCACCACCGTTGCCCTCAGACGTTCCGCCACGGGTCATGACCTTGTCGGAGTAGACGAGACGCAGGCCATAGCCGTACATCCCCTCGATGATTGGGTTGTCGAGAATGCAGTCAGAAGCGTGTTCCAGCGCCCCGCGCCGGTCCAGGATAATGCCGTCCATGGTGAAGACGGTCATCACCGAATCGGCCCCAGAGCCTACCAACTGCTCGTAGTAATTGCACACGGCGGATTTGACCCGCATGATGCTGGTGGGGAAATTCTTGACCCTGATGTTCCGTAGGATGGACCGGTGAGCAGCCATCGAGAGGATGCCGTCCGTGGCGTTGGCCGTCCCACTGATGGTCAAATTCTCCATGTAGATGTTATTCACGGTCCCAATGGCGTTGTCGGTATTCCACGCCCAACCAACCCGGCTGGCGAGTGTCCCGGGAGTAGTCGAGAGGATATACCTGCCCACACCACCCGCGCCGGTATCGAACGCGCTGATGAGCGTGCCATCAGCCACACCGGGCATGGAAATCATCATCCCAACAGTGATTACCCCAACGTCCATTCTGGTGATGGTCAGGGCATTGGTCGCACAAGACCCCACGAACGCGCAGCCACCCGGGGCCATGACCAGCCCGGGGCCATAGCCCGTGAAGTTGATCTGCGCGTTCCCTAGTCCGATCAGCCGAGTCCCGAAGACACAGAAATTGGGCAACACCGATGCCTTGTATGTCCCATTGGGGAAGATGAGGTATTTTGATACGGCGTAAGCAGCGGCAATGGCGGCTGCGGAATCGGCGACACCCGTAGGGTCAGCCTGGAAATCGGCCACGACATCCACGATATGGTTCAGTTTTGTATCAACCGTCCCCGCGACCGCACCAGCCAGGTTCGACCGGTATCCCACGTTGCCAGCGCCACCAGGGCCAGCGATGACCGCCTCGTAAGCTGATAGGGCCGCAGCGGTAGTGGTATCAGCCGGTCCAGTGGGGCCCGTGGCACCAGTAGGTCCGACACCGGCATACCCAAGGGAATTCCAGGGGGTAACACCATCGCCTACCTTGGTTTGGCCAGCCGTTTTGTCGTAACCAAATTCACCATCCAGGAGGACGGGGTTTGCGGCCGTCCATTCTGCGGAGGTGCCACGACGGCGCTGGATCTCTACGATCTGCTTGGTCATTAGGATGGCCCTCCACAGTCAAGTATAGCGTAAGCAGGGAATACGGTCGTTGGGGTGCCCCCATCAATGCTGGGGAAGAAGTAGATCGTCGCCGGTCCACCCTCATCAATCCCACCGAGCCCAATCGGAGGGTCGGGGAGAGATTCGATTCGGACGGGGATAATCATGTCCGCTGGGGCGAGCAGGGTGTAAACCGTCTCCCCTGTCCCCAGGGCCAACGGGTCCACCGTGACCGGTGCTTCCGCGTAGGTCAGGCCAAGCAACTGGGCAAGCTGCTGCTGCGCCCACTGGATCGCATTGGGGTACTGGTCCGGGTTACCAAACGTGCCTGACCCATCGGAGGTTTCCCCCAGGAGGGTCTTCGTGGCGAGTTTGATATCCGCGTAGTTCATCGCTTCACGTCCACGCTAGCGAGGGGCAGAGGCCCGACACCGATGCCCACCCCGAACTTCTTGAAGTGTTCAGCGGCCTTGGCCAAGTCCTGGCCCTGACCCGCCTGGGTAAGCAGCCAGGCCGAAGCAGCGAACTTGAGATACTGATGGAAGAATTCGGGGATGCGGATATCTGGGGTGTCGGAGTCGGAGACCATCGGCGTAGGGGTCTGGATATACCCCAGGAACACCGAACCGGTCGCAGGCTGGCCATTGAGCATGATGATGTGGCCCGAAGCCTGGAGCCAGACCGTAGGTTCTCCGGTCAGCGCCCGCCAGTTGGGGTTCTTCTGGTCCTCAATCTGAATCGTGCTTTGGTATAATACCTTGCCCATGGTTCACCCCACCCTAACATCGGTGACTTTGACCGCGTCAGCCGGTATAACCACTTGTTTATTCACAACACTGAGCCTGATATCGGTTCTGGTCAGCCCGAGCAGAGACGCCACTTGATCGCAGGCCCACAAGAGCCCTTCGTCTGCCCACTCAGGCTTGTAGAGACGTTCGTAGGCCCCGGGCCCGATGAGTTGTCGGACTTCTTCCCGGAGTTGGGCGAGGTTGCTCACAGGTACCCCCACGATTGGAGAAGGTCCCGGTCCTTGTGCCAGCGGTGGCCGATGTCGGTTCGGTAGAACATGTCCGGGAGGTGGATGGTCTTCACCCGCTTGTAGACTTCGTCCTTGGCTTCTTGCATCGTCTGGCCCTTACCCACGCACACGCAGGCATAGCCCGAATTCCCGGCTAGAACATATTTGCCATCCACGAGTTTGATATCACAGAGGTAGATGCCACCGATGTCCGGGTCCTCGAATTCGACTTCCTTGTCCTTGGAATACTTGTCGAACGCCTTGGGGTCCTCGAACGGGAACGGGTTGACAGCCACCACCACACAAATCTGGGTTCCAGATTCCGTGTCCAGGTTGAACCGATTGCCCTCGCCGATGGCCGCAAAGAAATCTCCCAGTTTGCTCTTGATGCCTTCCATCTGGAGCCAGATCGTAGGCACGCCGAAACGAGGGGTCCACTCCAGAGGGTAGACCGCCTCTTTGGTGGCGATGCAGTTCAGGTCCAGATACCCATGGTATCCAGTCCCACGCATCAGCTTGGCCGCTTTCTTCAGCGTCTCATCGTAGAGCCCGCAGTGGTCTACCCAGAGGCCCTGGGTGCCCATTTCGCCGCTATTCCCTTGCCATGAAGCCTTGCCATTCCTACGAACATACATGACGTGGGAAGGAACGGTAGCGCAGTAAACCTTACCGGAGTAGGGGACAGACTCGAAGAACTCAGGGCATAAGAGGGCCTTAACCCGAGGCTTGTTGTGGGTCACGTTGATTTCCGGGTAGTTCCCCTTGAACATGACACCATTAATGTAATGGGTTTCTGCTCTCCGGTCGCGCACCTTGACTGACCCGTACCCACCGGACTTCAGAATTAGTTCCTGGAGGTCATCGGCCAACCGAGTAGAAACAGTCGTATAGACCATCGCCCCCTTGGTTGTCCCATCCCCCGAGCCATACCCATGGAGGAAAGCGAGGATTGTTTCCTTGGACCCGTCCTTGATATATTGGGGGACATATTTCTGGTAGGCATGCCCGAAAGACTTCATGTAAGTTACGAGTTCTAATGAATTTATATATAGGTCTTTGCCATACATTTTAGCGTTGAATCCAGCGTCCTTTGCAATCTTGGTGAAGATACTTCTCTTATGCCCTGGGCAATTACCAAACCGGATTGAACGAGCGTTCGCGCTACCATCAGCAATATACGCCCCCAACAGAGCCGCCCATGCGGGCATAGACCCCTTGTAGAACGATGGGATTTGACCGATGTCATCAATGCCTTGCCAAACCCCACCACCACGCAGGATATTCCGTTTCTGAGTGGACACGGACTGAGCAGTCTCGAAATGGAATGGCTTCCTTGAATGGTCATCCTGGACGAACATATTATGGTCTGGCGTGACCATAATATCTACAGTCGGGCTTTCCCAAGCCATCATGTCCCCTGTGTAGTCATAGGACATTAGGGCCTGGGGGCAATCAAATACGATCTGGCCATCCTTCAATGTGCAGATTTCATCGTCCTTAGTGACATCGGGCCAGAATTTCCACCCGCTATGCGTTAGGACTTCGGTGTCTTCGGAGTAACAGTTGGGGCCCAGGTCATCGTTCATCAACTTCTTGTATTCAAAGTTCACGAACGCCGGGAGGATGAAGTCCTGGCCGTTGAAAAACGCGCCGATGGCTACCTCAACCCCCTTGGCGAATTGCTGGATCTGGATCTCCTTGATCTTGGCCGCCCACTTCTTCTTGTAGTTCTCCAGGGTGGCCACGATATCGGAACCGTCATCATTCTTGCCCACGTAGGTCAGGCACTTCTCGTCCTGCGCCACGCCGGAAGGCTTCACCACATACCGGCCCGGGTTCTTCTGGACGAACTTGATGGCCTGGTCCAGGTTCTTGAAACTCCACTCGGGGAGAATGGTCATTCCAGCCCGCTTCATTTCAGCCTGTCCGAAGCTCCGGTCCATCTCCAGCTTGTCGGAGTAGGGGGAAGGCCCGACTACCGCCTTGCCCTGGCCCCTCAATTCCTCGGCGGTCTCACCGAAATTGGCATCATCGAAAATAATCAGGTCAGCCCACTCAACATGGGGTTCCCACGAATCCACCTTCTTAATGAGCCCGTTGCTGATGTCCCGTGAGGGTTTGTCCACGATGTGGTACCGGACCTGATTCCCTTCGGACATGAACCGCTTGCACAGTTCCCCGCTCACCCCGAAGTGAGATACCACAAGGATCTTCCGGGGCGTGGCCATCTAGAACCTCAACTTGTTTTCGCGCATGATGTGGCCGAAATGGAGTTTGCGCGGCTTGTGGGAACCTCTGTTATAGCCAACGTCACCAATCAGGACCGAGCCCCGAAGGCCGCTGGCGTGGGACTTGAAACTATCCTCGTAATCGAAAGCGGAGCGCATGTCCCTTTCGGGCCCGGGGAGTCTCATCAGATGGGAGAGGGCTCCTTCTACTAAGGAGTCCTCGAATTCCTGCCCGAAATCGACTTCGTCAAAGTCGCCCATGGGTTTGTAGGCGACCACTGCACGAACCTGGGTGTCAACTGCGGGCGGGCGGTTTGGGTAGAACCGTCCCTGGTCGGAGGTGTAAGCTTTCATCTCGCCAGGGTTGTTGAACGCATGTCGAGTGAGTTCCTTGATGGCATCCTGGTTGAACAGGCCCATCGGTTCCCAACTCCCGTCCAGTTTCTGCCATTCCGCCTTGAACAGGTAGATAGCCTCTTTCCCGTCAACATCGGGGTCATACACTGAAGCGTAGACCGAATTGGCCAACACCGTGAATTCCACAATGTCCTGAAGACCAAGGGTTTCTACCGCTAATCGCCTTGCCCCTACCTGGAACGCAAGTTGCCCCTCACGGCTGAGTTTATCAGCCCGCATGGGGAGGATACGGTCCTGGATCTGGGCGAAGGTAATCATGGCTAGACCCCGCTGCTGACTGCGGCCACCGGCTTGGGTTTCACACCGTCTTCGATGGCGGCACGAATCTTCAGGGCGATAGCCTTCTTGGTGTTCTTCGTGGTGAGAGTGATTGCATAACGGTCGGCGAGTTCCCGGAGGGCCAGATCGTCCATGCCCAGGAGGAATTCCGGGGTCAGATCGGACGGGTCAGTGCCCTGGAGAATGGCTTGGCCTTCCTCCGAGTCGATGGACACGAATTCGGCCCCGATCTCGGGGTGCTGCATGGCCCGCATAACCATGAAATTCCAGGTCATGGGGTTGTATGACGACCTCAGAAGCGTAGGCTTCTTGGTCTTGGGGTACTTGATCGCAACGGTTTCCTGCGATTCCTTCTTGTAGTCGGACTGCATTCCTTGTGGCATTGTTGTGCCTCAATGAGGGCGGGCCCAAGGGGTGGAACCAACCACCCCCTGGGGACCGCAGTGGATGAGACTAAGAGACCTTGATGGGCAGGGCACCCATGAGACGGCTATCGGACAGACCGAAACCGAAAACGTCGAGCTGGCGGCAGGCGCGACCGAACTTGGTCTGCATCTTGAAGTTGATGTCGGTTTCCATGAGCTGCCGGATGAAGCCCAGGCCGTTCTGGTGGCCGATGATGCACTGCGCGATGTTCGCCTGACCGTTGTAGGTGCCGGTGGGGACGGCATCGGTGACGATGATGTCGAATCCAGCCACGCGCATACCGAAATCGCCGTCTTCGATGGCCTTCCGGTTGGCTTCGCCGCTGATCTGGTAGGTGAACTGGTCGGAGTTGAGCAGAACTTCCTCAACGTCCGAATTGACCATGACGTAGCGGCCCTTCTTGGGGATCGCAAGCTGGTTGTAAGCCTTGCGGGCCTTGATGAACTGCTTGATGATGTAGTCGCCGTCCGTGCGATCCGTGGAGGCCGCAGCGGTGGGGGTGGCGGGGTTGTAGGCCACGGTGCCAGGGACCTGGCCTTCGTAGCTCATGACCGAAGCGCCGTAGATGGTCGTGAGGATACCGGCCACGACCACGTTGTATTCGTTCTCGGCCTGGGCGTCGGCGAGCATACGCGCCAGGTTCGACATGAGGGGCACGTTGATCTGCTTGATGTCGATGGGATCCAGCGTGGGGTAGCCGTAGAAGGCGTTGTCCACGGTGATGCTGAAATGCGTGCCGGTGGTCACGGTGGGGACCGTGTCCATGTTCACGACATAGGCAGAGATCGGGGGGGGGTTGAGGACGCGGAAGGTGATGGTGTCACCGAAGTTTTCGAGCTTCTTGAGGGCTTCGGTGTTGGCGATCTTGCCCAGGAACGACTCCCGGCGCATGATATCCATCGTCAGACCTTCCACGATCTGTTCGATCAGAAGGGCCTGGGAAGCATCGGCAACGCCGGTATCGGGGCTGGGGCGGGGGGTGCGAGTGATAGCCATGATGTTCTCCTTGTGGGTGTCCTGACCCCCTACAACGGTTTACCGAAGCGTTCGCGCTTCATTCCCGTTGAAGTTAAGTTGGGTCAGGTCAAAACGTTTTCTGAGGACCGCTGCCTCTGCCGGGGGCAAATTCTGGATGTTGTGCCCAAAACTGGCCAATTCCTGCATGGAAAGCGGGGTGAGTTCGGATGATTCTGGCCGACGTTCCGGCGCAGGCACTTCGGGCAGGGCACCACCACTGCGGAGCCGTGGGGCACTGTCCATCGCAGGGGGGGTGGGAGTATGGGGTTTCCCGTTCAGCCCGAGATCGGTCCCGGTATCCCTTGCGAAATCGGAGAAGACCTCGATGGCTTCTTCCGGGGAATACCGGCTGGTCTCGTTGAGGATGTTCACGTAGAGATTCCGCTTGGACGCAGGCTTGCTGGACAGCCATTCGATGAACTCAGGGCTATCCGTGATCTGCTTGACCTTCGATTCCGGGATCTTGGCGTAAACGCCCGCGAAGACTTCCGACTCCTTGACCTTGGAGAAGTACTCGCCCTGCTGCTGAACGACCGCGTTCAGTTTCTCCCTGATCTGCCCGATGATCGCGTAGACCGGGGCGACCATCGCCTCGAACACGGAAGTCTCGACCGGGTAGTCGGATCGGAACTGTTCAACCGTTTCGGAATCCGCAGGGTTCAGTTCGGGGGGCACCGTGCCCGCCGTGACCTGGATCACCTCAAGTTTCCTGATCTGGTCGTCCAGGTCCACCATGCGCTTGTTCACGGCTTCGAGCGTCTGGTCCAGTTTGATCTGGGCCTTGCTCATGGCCTGCTGCGCCTTGCGAGCGTCAGCCTCGCGCTTGGCTAACCCTTCAGGGGTCTGTTCGCCGTCACCGTGCTTCTTCGGGGCCGGGGTGGGGT